CAAAGGGAAGATTCCTTTTGCGTTGTATGATTTTCAAAAAAACACAGTAAAAGAGTTTGAAGATAATCGTATGAATATCATACTGAAGGCTCGTCAGTTAGGTATATCAACATTAACTGCTGGTTACTCTTTGTGGATGATGACATTTCACCAAGATAAAAATATATTGGTTATTGCTACTAAACAAGATGTTGCTAAGAACTTGGTTACTAAAGTTCGTGTTATGCATGCTAACCTACCAAGTTGGTTGAAACAGAAGTGTGTTGAGGATAACAAGTTAAACCTAAGATATTTAAATGGTTCACAAATCAAGGCAGTATCATCAGGTCCTGAAGCCGCTCGTTCTGAGGCATTATCATTATTGATATTAGATGAGGCGGCATTCATTGATAAGATTGATGATATATGGACTGCTGCTCAATCTACTTTAACGACTGGTGGACAATGTATTGCACTTTCAACACCTAATGGTGTGGGTAATTGGTTTCACAAAACTTGGGTAGAAGCTGAAGAGGGTAGAGGATTATTTAACTTTATTAAACTTCATTGGACTGTACATCCTGATAGAGATGAAAGTTGGAGAGAGGAACAAGATAAATTATTAGGTGTACAAGGTGCGGCACAAGAATGTGATTGTGATTTTGTAACTTCTGGTACATCTGTTATTGATGGTGTTATCTTAGAATCTTGTAGAGAAAAAATGTGTGAAGACCCTGTAGAGAAACGAGGTGTTGATAGTAATTTGTGGATTTGGAAACAACCAGATTACTCTAAGAATTATGTGGTTTGTGCTGATGTTGGTCGTGGAGATTCAAAAGATTATAGTGCTTTCCATGTTATTGATGTAGAAAATGTAGAACAAGTTGCTGAGTATAAAGGAAGAGTTCCTACAAAAGATTTTGGTAATATGTTAGTGAATATTTCAACGGAATATAACGATGCCTTACTAATTATAGAAAACAATAATATTGGTTGGGCAACTATTCAACAAGTAATAGATAGGGAATATCCTAACCTATTTTACACAAGTAAAGATTTACAATATATTGATATTGCTCATCAGATGACAAATCGATATAGAAGTCAAGAGAAGAATATGGTGGCTGGGTTTAGTACAACGATGAAAACTCGACCATTGATTATTGCTAAACTTGAAGAATATTTTAGAGATGAAAGTGTAGTGGTTCATAGTAATCGTTTGATTGATGAATTGTTTACTTTTATCTACAATAATAATAGAGCCGAAGCTATGGCGGGATACAATGATGATTTGGTTATGTCGTTTGCTATCGGTTTATGGGTTCGTGATACTGCATTAAGATTACGAACTGAGGGAATTGAATTAACAAAAAAGACTCTCAATAGAATGCAAGATATTGATGGTCTTTATACACCCGATGAGAACAAGAATGATTCTTGGGATTGGGAAGTAAACAAGAAAAAAGAGTCATTAGAGTGGCTCTTGTAAGTGAGGTAAAAAATGGCAGATAAATCATTATTCGGTAGACTGAGAAGATTATTCTCAACAAATGTTATTGTGAGAAATGTCGGTGGTAGAAAACTAAAAGTAGCAGATACCGAACAAATACAATCAGCAACGAGGTCACACTTAGTTGATAGATACTCTAAATTACATAGTGGTTTAGATTTAGTAAGTAGTGGATACTCAAGTTTTGCACAATTACAGGCGGCAAGACTAGGATTGTTTAAAGATTATGAAAGTATGGAGGCAGATTCAATTATAGCTGCAGCACTCGATATATATGCCGATGAGTGTACAATGAAAAATCCATATGGTGAAGTACTACAGATACAAACTGATAACGATAATATAAAACAGATTCTACATAATTTATTTTATGATATTATGAATATAGAATTTAATCTATGGCCATGGGTTAGAAATCTAACTAAGTATGGTGATTTCTTTTTATATTTAGATGTAGAGGATAAGTATGGTATTACAAATGTTGTACCTGTATCTGCTTATGAATTAGTTCGTTCTGAGGGAGAAGACCCTGAGAATCCTTATTATGTTAAATTCTATTTAGAAGCAGTTGAATCACAACATCCTTATTTTGCTCGTTCAACAAAAGGAAAGAAGATAGAATTTGAAAACTTCCAAATAGCACACTTTAGATTAGCAAGTGATAGTAATCTTTTACCTTATGGTAAATCTATGTTAGAGAGTGGTAGAAAAGTTTGGAAACAATTAACTCTTATGGAAGATGCTATGTTGATACATAGAATCATGAGAGCACCAGAAAAGAGAATCTTCAAAGTGGATATTGGAAACATACCACCAAATGAAGTTGATAACTATATGCAAAGAATTATCAACAAGATGAAGAAAACACCATTTATTGATGAGAGTACAGGTGATTATAACTTGAAGTTCAACATACAGAACTTAACAGAAGATTTCTTTATGCCAGTTCGTGGTGGAGATAGTGGAACAAATATTGAATCACTACCTGGTATGACTTATGAAACTACAGAAGATATTGAGTATCTAAAAAATAGATTACTTGCGGCACTTCATGTACCAAAAGCATTCTTAGGATATGAGGAATCACTTGGTAGTAAAGCAACACTAGCGGCAGAAGATGTTAGATTTGCTCGTACTATTGAAAGGATTCAAAGAATCGTAGTTAGTGAGTTAACAAAAATTGCGGTTGTTCATTTGTACTCACAAGGGTATACAGATGCTGAGTTGGTAAACTTTGAATTAAGTTTAACAAATCCATCTACAATTTATGAACAAGAAAAGATTGAATTATGGAGTAACAAAATTAATCTTGCTCGTGATATGAAAGATAATCAAATGATGAGTCAAGATTGGATTTATAAAAACATATTTAATTTCTCTGATAAACAAATTGATTCTCTTGAAAAAGAATTAGTTTCAGACCAAAAACAAAAATTCAGATTTGAACAAATAGCAGTTGAGGGTAATGACCCTAAATCAAGTGGTGAATCAATTGGTACACCAAGTGATATGGCAGCAGTGGGTGTAGGTGAAGATGATGCTCAAACACCACCAGATACCATAGCAGGTTCGATTTTTGATGATGAAGGAGGTTCGGAAGAGGGTGGACAACCAGGAGCTGGTAGACCAAAAGAGGTTACTAAGTATAGTAAAGATGGTAGTGCAAGAGGGAGAGACCCACTTGGAAGACCAAAGATTCCTATAGCTTTAGCTCATTATGATGGGTTAAAGAAATCATTTGGTAAGAAAGCCAGAGAAGTGTTGAAAGAAACAATGGAAAGTGAAGAAATTACTAAAGAATATGAAGATTTTAAGGAAGATAAATAACGATTTCTTGAAAGTTTTATATTTATTTATGTATATAAACTATCAAAATAACGGAGTGTTTGATGAAATATAATAAGAAGCACAGTAAATTAAAAAATACTGGTATTCTTTTCGAATTACTAACGAGACAAATCACAGTCGATGTTCTCAATAATGTTGGTAATAGTAATGCTGTGAAAATATTAAAAGAGAACTTCGGTTCGAAGACAGAATTAGGTAAAGAATACGAACTATATAAAATTTTAACCGAGAAAAAATACAAAACTACTGGCCAGGCCAATATTTTGTTAGAAGCGGTAATAAAAAATCGTAGAAAGTTATCAAATCGTAAATTAGCTAACGAAAAGTACAATTTAATTAAAAGAATTAAAGAAACTTACGATACGAAAGCTTTTTTTAATACAAGAATTCCTGAATATAAACTACTTGCATCAATATATAATGTATTTGAGGGTGAATCATCAAGACAAGTAGTGGGACCAGTTGAAGAAACTGATAGTAAAGTAACAATCATTGAAACTATCACAAAAACCAAACACTCCAATAAAAAATCAAAAAGTGATGTCAATGAAAGTCTTAAAAAGGAAGATACTGATTTAAGATTACTTACTTATCAGTTATTAGTAGATAAATTCAACGAAAAATACAGCAATCTAAACGAAAATCAAAAGAATTTGTTGAAAGAATACATCAACAACATATCAAACACTAATTCTTTGAGAGAGTTCATAGATACTGAAGTTATAAAAGTTAAAAGAGTATTAAAATCACACTTGAAAAAAGTAGATGATAAACTTACTAAAATTAAATTAACGGAAGCTATTAATCACACCAAAGATGCAACAGGTGGTTCGGTTGTAAAAGATAACCATGTTGTTTCCTTGATGAGATACTATGAATTAGTCAAGGAGTTAGATAATGTCCACGAAGATAAATAAAAAAAGATTTATTGAAATCTTAAAAAAGTTGATTCGTCAAGAAATTGATGAAGCTTCTACTTCTGCAAATGTACCAGGATACATGACACCATATGCATTTAGTGGTAAAGGTAAGATGGATAGGAGAGATTCAGTTGCCAGTGGAAGTGGGTTAGAAAAAGTTGATGAAGCCAAATTTGCAGTTACTATTGATTTAGGAAAAGTAGGTGATGGTAAAGTTATTGTAGATGCTGGTTCAAAAGGAGCGGCTATCACGATGGTTGCTAAAAGATTAAAACAAGGAAGAAACGGAATTAAAAGTATTTCTCGTGTACAACCAGCATTCGGTAAACAAATTGATAAAAAAACTGAATCGGTAAATGAAGGTCGTTATCACGATTGGAGAAATGATGAATCTTTAACACCAAGACAAAAAATTGGTAGAAGTATTCGTGAGGTTAAAAACTCATTAAACCAATTGAGTAAGATGATTGATTTTAATGTTCGTTTAAAAAATGAATTAAGTGTTGATTCAGGTTCATATTGGAAAACAACACATAAAGCACTTAATAACATATCAGAACGATTAGTTAAATTAGCTAACAAAGTAGGGAAATTACAATGAACGATAAATACTTAAAAGAATCAATTGATATATTAAACAGAAAATTTGGTGACCCATTACCTACTCTCGAAGATACTATGAAATGGTACAAACAAAAAAATGAGGGTGGGCCAGGTAGTGGTAGACCAGCCAAACCAGGTGGTGCAAAGGATATCGATAATAAAATGAGTAAAGCGGTAGATGATGCAAATGCTAGATTGGATGCGGCTGAGAAAGAATTAAAGAAAAAGAAAATGAAAAAAGAGGGGCCAGATGATGTAAGGTTTGCAAGAAGAGCTTTAACTAAGATTGCAAAACATGAGGGTGCTTTAAGAAAAGCAATGTTTGATTTAGAACAGGCCTTTCTAAGAGACCCAAGAACTGAAAACAGAAAACTGGCTAAGGACATCAAGAAGATTT